GAAACAACTGGTACTGGCCTTGCTACTGCTGATGCAGAAGCTCTTGGTGATGGTGCAGGCGCTGAGTTCGCTCAAATGTCTTTCTCTATCGAGAAAGTTTCTGTAACTGCTAAGTCACGTGCTTTGAAAGCAGAGTACACAACTGAATTGGCACAAGACTTGAAAGCTATCCATGGTCTTGACGCTGAAACAGAATTGGCAAACATGTTGTCTGCCGAGTTGCTTGCTGAAATCAACCGTGAAGTTATCCGTACAGTTTATCTTAACGCTAAAGCCGGTTCGCAAGGTGGTGTTGCTTCTAACGGTACTTTCAACCTTGACGTTGATGCAAACGGTCGTTGGAGCGTTGAGAAGTTCAAAGGTCTGATGTTCCAGATCGAAAAAGAAGCTAACCAAATTGCTAAAGACACTCGTCGTGGCAAAGGTAACTTGATCGTCTGTTCGTCTGATGTTGCTTCTGCACTTCAAATGGCTGGCGTTCTTGACTACGCTCCTGCTTTGAACAGCAACAACCTGAACCCAGATGACACAGGCAATACTTTCGCCGGTGTTCTGAATGGTCGCTTCCGTGTTTACATCGATCCATATGCCGGTGCTAACTACATGGTAGTTGGTTACAAAGGTGCTAGCGCATTCGATGCTGGCTTGTTCTACTGCCCATACGTCCCGCTGCAAATGGTTCGTGCGGTTGGCGAGAACAGCTTCCAGTCTAAGCTGGGCTTCAAGACTCGTTACGGAATGGTTTCTAACCCATTCGCACAAGGTTCTGCTGTTGGTAACGGCGCTCTTGCCGCTAACACCAACGTGTACTACCGTCGTACCGCTGTTACTAACTTACTGTAATAGTATAAAAATAAGATCGGGGATCAAACCCCGACACTTGTTAGTAACTAGTTTAGAGGGATCTTCGGATCCCTCTTTTTTTTGTTTATAAATAGATGATATGAACAAGTGTTTGAGGAAATCAGATGGCAACTACTAATGTAAATTTTTTATCACCCATTGAGTTTAAGCTAGTGTTGACTAGACTGCCAAACGTTGAATTTTTTGTGCAAGCTATAAACATCCCTGGCATGAGTTCAGGTTTCTCTGAGAGAGCCACCCCGTTTAAGGTTCTATTCGAGCCTGGCGATAAACTGATGTATGACGATCTACTCGTTACAGTTGCTTGCGATGAAGACGTGGAATCGTTTAGAGAGATTCAAGCATGGTTGACAGCACTGACTTATCCAGAAAGCTATGACCAGTACAAAGCACTCACTAGTCGCTCTCCTGGAGCAAAGGCTTCTACAGAAGTGCTAAATACTATCAGATCAGATGGTAGCTTGATTGTGTTAGATAGTAACAAGAATGCAAATATCACAGTAAATTTCAAAGACTTGTTTCCAACAGCTATTGGCAGCATTCAGCTAAATACAACAGGGACTGATGTTAACCCACCCACATTTGACATCACGTTCAAGTACACTTCTTACACGATTGAAGTTGCATAAGAAAACGCTTGACAAGTTAACATAGTACGTGTATACTACACACCGTACGACTGTATTTAAATTATGGAGATGATGAATGAAACTAGAAGATATTATTGCCGAGTGGGACAAAGACGGCACGATTGACCAGACTAACGTATCGAACGAGTCTGGAAACATCCCAAAACTTCACAACAAATACTTTAAGTTTTACATGGGAGAAGGCTATCTCCTGCGTAAGATGAAGGCTGATTACAAGAAGTTCTTCAAGCTTAAGACCGAGTATTACAAGGGCGAACTCGACATCACTGAGTTAAAACAGTATGGTTGGGAACAACAGCCTCTAAAGATTCTACGTCAAGACATCCCTTCTTATATGGACGCTGATGACGAACTCATTGAAATGTCTTTAAGAATCGGAGCACAAGAACAGAAAGTAGAATATCTAGAGGCTATCATTAAAATGATTGGCAATCGAGGCTTCCAGCTTAAAACTATCGTAGACTGGGAACGGTTCAGAACAGGTGCTTAATGGATAATGTGTTAATCGAACGGGTTGATGATGTGTATGTAAGAGTACACGCCGATCCCAGTACAAAGATGGAACTATCAGATCACTTCACATTCGAAGTGCCTGGTGCCAAATTTATGCCTGCCGTTCGTAATAAAGTTTGGGACGGAAAGATTCGGCTGTTTAATGCTATGACTGGCATGATATATGCTGGACTAGTTCCGCACATCTTAAAGTTCTGTAACTCTCGTGACTATCAAGTAGAAGTCACTCCTGGCGCATTCGAATCAAACGAGGTAAACGAAGACGCTGGGTTTCAGTTAGCTAAAGAGTTTGAATCTACATTTACACCTCGAGACTATCAGAACGATGCTGTTGTATATGCACTAAAGCGAAACAGAGCGTTGATGTTGTCTCCTACAGCATCTGGCAAGTCTTTCATCATCTATTTACTGACACGTTTTCACCTGAGTCAAGGCAGAAAGACTCTTATCATTGTGCCTACTACATCTCTGGTCGATCAAATGGCAACTGACTTCGTTGAATACAACAACGGTAATCAGCTAGATATACATAAGATCAGAGGCGGAATAGATAAGAACGTAGACGCAGACATCACTATCAGCACTTGGCAGTCTATCTACAAACTTAGAAAAGACTGGTTCGAGAAGTTTGATGTAGTTGTTGGAGACGAGGCACACTTGTTTAAAGCTAAGTCTCTTGTGTCTGTACTCGAAAAGATGCCTGACTGTAAGTATAGATATGGCTTTACTGGAACACTTGACGGCTCACAGACGCACAAGCTAGTGCTAGAAGGAATCTTTGGATCGGTCTACGAAGTCACGAAATCAAAGAAACTGATTGCTGACGGAACACTCGCAGAATTTGGAATCACGGCAATCGTGCTACAATATCCAGATGAAATTAGGAAGATAAATAAAGGTAAGACGTATCAAGAAGAGATTGATTGGATTGTCACTAACGAATCACGCAATAAGTACATTAAGAACTTGGCTCACTCACTTCAAGGAAACACTCTCATATTGTTTCAGTTCGTTGAGAAGCATGGCAAAGTTCTGCATCCTATGCTTGAGAAAGAAGGCAAGACAGTTCACTTCATTCACGGTGCGGTCAGTGCAGAGACTCGTGAGGGAGTTAGACACATTGCTGAGTCAAACGATGATAATATTATTCTTGCTAGTTACGGCACTTTTAGCACCGGTGTTAATATTAAGCGTTTGGATAATATCATCTTTGCAAGCCCGTCTAAGTCGAAGATCAGAAACTTACAATCAATAGGAAGGGTACTACGTAAGAGTGTTAGTGGAAACAAAGCTACGCTTTATGATATAGTAGATGATCTACAGTGGAAAGCAAATAAGAACTTTGCTGTCAAACACTTCATGGAAAGAGTTGCTATATATAATGATGAGGGGTTTGAGTTCAAGATTTATAACGTCAATATAAAGGGATAACAATTGAGCCTCGTATACTTAAAACTCTATAACGGCGAAGAGATACTTGGGAATAACATCTCTGTCGATCCAGAATCGTACTGTATCGAGAATCCCATTCAAGTTAGAATACATCCAGCTCATGGGTTATTCGCAAAAAGCTGGCTACTTCTCGCAGAAGAGAATTCTATCGTTCTGAGCAAGTCAGACGTACTGTTCATCGGAGAAGCAAATGAAAGAGCTAGATCGTACTACGAGACGTTCATTGCTAGAATCGAAGATAGCAACAGAGAGTACGAGAGTGATGATCCAGAAGACGTAAGCGCTATAGAAGAGCAGATGCTTGCGTACCTAGAGTCAAAGACATCAATGAAACATTAGTAGTATTATAAGAGCGATAACTCTATTATACACGATTCCTAGAGGATGTCAAGTCTTTTTTACACAAAATAAATTTAAATATGTCTTGACAAGAGACTTGGTTTGTTATATACTTAATCAAACAGTGAGGTGAAGCATGGCAAAAAGAAACTACGTAAACAACCCAGAATTCCTAGAAGCAATCGTTGCCTATAAGAAATTGTGCAATGAAGCAGAGGATTCTGGTGATCCCACGCCTCAGATTCCTAACTACATTGGGCAGTGTATCTATCAGATATCAACGAGGCTTGCTTCAAAGCCAAACTTCTCGGGCTACTCATACAAAGATGAGATGATCAGTGACGGTCTGGAGAACGCTATCCAGGCACTGAGTAACTTTGACCCAGAGAAGTCTAGTAACCCATTTGCTTACTTTACCCAAATTATTTGGTATGCCTTTCTAAGACGTATTGACAAAGAGAAGAAACAGTTGTATATTAAGCATAAGGTAACTGTGAACTCAGTCATGAATGGCACTGCTGTAGATGGTGGAGAAGACACCGACGGTGCACCAGCCTACATTGACCTTAACAACGATTACATGAGCGACTTCGTTAAGGGCTATGAGAAGAAGATGGACGATAAGAAGAAGCAACAAGTAAAGGCCAAGAAGGGTCTAGAAAAGTTCATTGATGATGACGAGGAAGAAGAAGAAGAAGAAACGATTGACACCGAAAACACTGAGGACTAATGCATGAAAATTGCTATCTTAAATGATACACATTGGGGCGCACGTAACGATAACGCCGCTTTTGCTGAATACTTCATTAAGTTTTACCGAGAGATTTTCTTCCCTTATCTGAGGGAAAATAACATCAAGACGCTCTTTCACCTAGGAGACTTGACAGACCGCCGTAAGTATATCAACTTTGTTACTGCAAAGAACCTAGAAGATAACTTCATGAAAGTGTGTCAAGAGGATGGCATCCAGCTTCATATCATTGCTGGAAATCACGACACGTTCTATAAGAACACTAATGAAGTGAATAGCCTTCGTCAGCTATATGGCACATCGTCATATGATAACCTACATCTATACTGGAATGAACCGGTTGAGTTGGACATGGACGGGTGTAAGATTCTTCTATCACCTTGGATTTGTCAAGACAACTATGAGTCTTCTATGAAGGCTTTTACTGACACCAAAGCTCAAATTCTCATGGGACACTTTGAGATTGCGGGCTACGAGATGATGCGTGGACAGCTATGTGACCACGGCTTTGATCGTAACATGTTCAAGAAGTTTGATGCTGTCTATTCGGGTCACTTCCATCATCCGTCTTCGCATGGCAACATCACGTATCTTGGTGCTCAGTACGAAATGACTTGGACAGATTATGATCAGAAGCGTGGCTTTAG